AGTATTTGAACAAAACACAGCAGCTACAAGAAGAAGATTCTTGAATATTGTTAATCCATTCTTAGAAAATGTACAAGCTCAAAGTGGTTTAAGTGCATTTAGAGTGGTGATGGATGAAACGAATAACACACCTGACACAATTGATAGAAATCAATTAGTTGGGCAATTATTCTTACAACCAACAAGAACTGCTGAGTTTGTTGTATTAGACTTTACAATACAACCTACAGGTGCTTCTTTTCCAGAGTAATAGTTAGTTAAAATAACTAAATTAAAGGGATTTATTTAATTATAAATCCCTTTTTTTTATATTTTTTAATATTTATATATGAAAGTAAAGGTTTAAGTATTTAATAGGAGAAATTCAATGGCTGAATTATTAGAACCACAAGATATAATGTTTACCCCCTTTGAGCCAAAGCTCAAAAATAGATTTATAATGCAAATTGATGGTATCAACGCTTATTTAATTAAGACTATGAATCGTCCATCGTTAGAATCAGATGAGGTGATTTTAGAACATATGAATGTAACGAGATATGTTAAAGGTAAGTCAAGATGGCAACCATTAGATATTACTTTATACGACCCAATCGTACCAAGTGCTGCTCAACAAGTTCACGAATGGATATTGTTACATCACGAGTCAACAACTGGTAGAGATGGATACTCTGATTTTTATAAGAAAAATATTACATTTAACCTTTTAGACCCAGTTGGTGCTGTGGTTGAAGAATGGGAATTAAAAGGTGCTTACATTCAATCAGCTAATTTTGGTGATATGGATTTTGCATCATCAGACCCCACTGAAATTACTCTAACATTGAGATATGATTACGCAATACTTAAATTCTAATAAAATACTTAAAATAAACTAATAGAAAAACCCTTGAATAAAAATCGAGGGTTTTTTTATTTTATATATATTTATATATGGAGATGTTAAAAATGAAAACAACATTTGACGAAATAATAGAAATAGTTTTAGAACACGAAGGTGGTTATGTGAATGATCCAGATGATGCTGGAGGTGAAACCAAATATGGAATCGCTAAAAGATGGTATCCAAATGTGGACATTAAAAATCTTACCAAAGAACAAGCTAAAAAAATATATCATACAGACTATTGGAGACGAGGTAAGTGTGATGATGTTCCCCCACAATTAAAACATATATACTTTGATATGTGTGTTAATTTTGGTAGAAGTGGAGCTGTTAAGGTTTTACAACAAGCTGCTAATTCTAAAAATAAAAATAAAATTAAAGTAGATGGTGGAATGGGGCCAAATACTTTAAACGCTATTCAAAACATCTCATTAGATAGAGTAAGAGCATACAGAGTTTTAAGATTTGCAAACATAGTTATAGATAAACCAAACCAAGAAAAGTTTTGGTTAGGTTGGTTTAGACGCGCATTGGAGGTATAAAATGGCAGAACACAAGTTCCCAAGTGAAGTAATTGATTTACCAAGTGAGGGTAAGTTATATCCAAAAGAACATCCTTGTTCTAATGGAAAAATTGAAATTAAATATATGACAGCTAAAGAGGAAGACATTCTTACCTCAGCTAATTTAATTAAAAAAGGTATTGTAATTGATAGATTAATAGACTCACTAATATTAACAGAAGGTGTGAAATGTGATGATTTAATCATAGGTGATAAAAACGCCGTTATGGTTGCAGCTAGAATATTAGCTTATGGGCCAGAATATACATGTGAAGTTGCAAATCCAAAAACAGGTGAAACGCAAACTCATACCTTTAATTTAGCTGATTGTCCATTTAAAAAATTACCAAAAAATGTTACGGAAAATAAATTTGAATTAACATTACCAATATCAAAGAAAAAAATAACTTTTAGATTATTAAGTGGTAAAGATGAAACTGCAATAAACAAAGATTTACAAGCATCTAAAAAAGTTGGTGCTGTAGCTCCTGAATTAACCACTCGGTTAAGGTACTTAATCACATCAGTAGATGGTGACGAAACATCATCTGTAATAAATGAAGTTGCTCAAAATATGTTGGCTAGAGACTCAATGTTTTTAAGAAAACAAATTAAAAGTATAACTCCAGACATTGAATTAGCTCAAGAAATAGAAATAGGAGGTGAGTCCGTCAAGGTAGATATACCTATGGCGGTTGGGTTTTTTTGGCCTGACACCGAAGGATAAACCAGAGCTTCACAAACAAATATTTCAATTAATGTATTATGGTAAAGGATTTACACATTCTGATGTGTATGATATGCCTATATATTTAAGAAACTTTTATTACAAACAATTATCAGACACTCGTAAAAAAGAAAATGATGAGATAAAAAAACAAAATCAAAAAAGCAATTCAATATCAAGACCTGCAATCAATCCAAGATTTAAAAGATAATTTTTCACAATTTTGATATTTATATATGAATAGATACATCTAAATAGGAGAGTATTGTGTCAAAGAAAAAATCATATATGAATAATGAGAATATTATCAAGGAAGGATTCTTTGATAATTTACTTCGTGCTATCGTTCCAAAATCAGTTCAAAAAACAATCAGTAAAGCTGCACAAAATAAATTAGAAAAAGAGTATGAAGAAACTGAAAAAAAAATAGAAAAACTCCGAAAACAATCAGCTGATGCTAGAGCTCGATTTTTAAAAGCTATGGAAAAACAATATGGATATAAACCTGATAAGAAAAAATATAAAAAATTTATGAAAAAGAGAAAATAAATGCCGAGAGAAAAAGGACAAGTAGCAATAAAAAATATAAAAGAAGTTCAAGAGTTTAATGACGCACTCGATAAGTCACAAGAACTTATGGCTAGTTTAGGTGAAGCGGGTGAAGAATTATATAACTCATTAATAGACGTTCACCTTCAAACTAGCGAAAACAATAAAGCTAGTGGTAAACAAGTTGACCTATCTAAAAATCAATCAAAAGTAGGAAAAGCTATATTAGATGTAATAAAAAATCAAAATGAAGGTAATAAACTCGGAACTATTTTAGCTAAAACAAGACTTAACTTTTTAAAAATGACTTCTGATAAGTCAGATGACATGACTCAATCATTATTTGAACAATATGATGTTCAACAGAAACAAACTAAAGAACAACAAAAACAAGATAATTTAACAGGACAAATAGCAGATGGTTTAAAAAATCAAATACCAATGTACAAAGAAATAACTATGTTGTTTAACAAAAAAACCAGACTAGCTGGAATGTTACTTTTAACAATTGGAATGACAACTAAAATTCTAAAAGGATTTGCAGCTAGAACAAAAATAATTGGACAAGAATTTGGTGCTCTTGGAATGATGAATGATGATTTTAAAACTGGTATTTTGGGTGCATCAACAAATGCAAAAAGACTTGGAATGGATGTTAAAGATGTTGCTGATGTTGTAAAAGAATTAACTACTAATTTTGGTGTTGGTAGAGATGAAGCAGTAGACTTATCTAATAAAATATTAGACACTTCAATGGCTTTAGGTATAAGTGTTAGTGAAACGACTAAATTAGTTGGTGCATTAACTCAAATAGCAGGTTTATCATTTGAAACTGCGAATAATTTTTCAAAACAAGTTGGTTTATTAGCTCAAGCAGAGGGTGCAGCTCCAAATGCAATATTAAAAGATTTAGCAAATTCTGCGGAGGTAATTGCTAAATTTACAGGTGCGACACCTGATAATTTAGCTAAAGCAGCGATTCAAGCAAATAAGTTAGGATTACAATTAAAAGACATAGCCGGTACAGCAGAAGGATTATTAAATTTCCAAGACTCATTAAATAAAGAAATAGAGGCTTCAATACTACTTGGAAGAAATGTTAATTTACAAAAAGCTAGAGAATTAGCTTTATCTGGTGATATGGAGGGATTAGCAATTGAGATTACAAAACAAGTTGGTAGTCAAGCAGAATTTGAAAAAATGAATGTTTTCCAAAGAAAAGCTTTAGCTGCTTCGTTAGGTATGAATGAACAACAATTGGCTAAAATTGTTTCAAACCAAGATAAAGTTGCGAGTCTTGGTGATAAAATAGCGCAACAAAAAAGTTTTGAAGAATTAGTTGGTAGAGAAGGATTGGATAATATATCAAAAATAGTGAATGATTTTAAAACCATTGGTGCTAATTTGGTAAACACCATTGGACCAGCAATATCTTTCATAGCTGGTGGTATTGCTAAATTTACAAGTTTTTTATCACAATCACCCCTTTTGATTAAAAGTATAACGGCTGCATTATCAATATTAGCAGCAAAGTCAATTATGTCAGCAATTGGTGCAATTTTTACAGGTTTAGGGACATTGGGACTTATTGGTATTCCACTTGCGATGGGTGCTATTGCAATGATGAAAACTGAAGTATCAAGTGCAAAAAAAGTAGGTGACTTATTTATGGGAGGTCAAGGGCCAATTCTTACTACACCTCAAGGACAACAATTTGAAGGTTCTGTTAGGGATGAAGTATTAATGGCGCCAGGTATAAGCAATATGGTGAATAATGGTGGTGGTATGTCAAAACAAGATATGGAACAAGCTGTTGCTGGGGGTGTGAGAGGTTTAGTTGACGAAAATAGAAGAATAAGAGAACAAAATGCACAATTAATAACCGCAACACAAAGACAAGCTTCACAACTTGGTGAGATTATTGGGGATATGGCGTAATGGGTTTAGAAAATTTAAAAAGTATATTTAAAGAAGGATTTAATGACCAATTAGATAACTTTGTATCGAATGTATCTGTATTTGATTCGGATTCAAGAATTGACAGCCGCCCAAGACCAACATTAGATTCTGTTTTAAGAGGTAGAGAATATAAAAAAGTAAGATTCAGTAAAACTTTTGAAAACAATAATTTATTTGTAAAACCTGAAAACTATCCATTTCAAGATAGTCTTTTTTTATCTGATACATTTGACCCAAGAGCTCCTTTCGCAAAAGAAGGAACATTGTATTTATCACCCACATTTAAATTAAGTGGAAATGCATTTATGAACACTAATAATTTAGAAGTAAATAGTGAATTATTTATAGAGAATAGTCCTCAAAATAAATTTGATACAAAATTTACACCTTCACCCCCTACACCCGATGGTGAAGCAGGTAATTTTCGTTTTTTCAGTAGAGCTAGAACTTTTGGAACTCCAGGTGAACCACCAACAGGACATCCAACTGTTCCTGGTCCTGTACTCAACACCATTCTATCTCCTTTAGATAATTTACTAAGAGGTAAAGTTTATGAACAAGTAAGATTTAGTAATAATTTTTCACAGAATAGACAATTTGTAAATGATATAAATGATTCAAATCATCCGTTTTTAGCAGAAACATTTGACCCAAGAGCTGGACTTGGAGGCTTAATTAAGGAGGGAACAACATATAGAAATGGTGATAGAACATTAGGAAGTTTACAATATGGTGCTGGTGGTTTTAGACAAAATACAACTTTTAATTCCAAGATAACTGATTTTTCTACAGCAGCTGGAAACAATGACACTCCATTCACACCTTTAAGTCAATTAGGTTTAAGTTTTTATAATGGTGAGGCTAATCCAGATAATTTAAGCTGGCAAACATTATACAATGAAAATCACACACCAAAAGATAATCCTGGATGGGAAGCTGCTGGTTTAACACCTGTGAATTATGGACCAAATGTTGGTAGAGATAGATTAAATATAAGAAAAAATAATTTTAGTATGAATACTATGACACATAATTCAAGAACAGCTCTTCTTGGATTAACAGCTAATGGTGGTGAACCTTACATAGTAAGTAAAATGCCTAAAGTGCAGAATGACTTTTTTGGAACTGGTAGAGCAGGTAATTTTGCTTTTCGTCCTTTTCCACTAGTTACAGGACTTAGAGATGCAGTAAGAATAGGTAAATTTTTGACATCAACAAGTGGTATATCATTTATACTCGCACAAAACTTTCTTGGTAATAATTCTAAATCTGTGTTTGTTAAAACAGATAATGAGGGTAAACCAATATATAACACTACTGGACAGGTTGAATTACAACAATCACGACAAAGATATAGACCAAATTATAATCCACTATCAACACTATCATCATTAATTAATAAAGCTGGGACAAGTCCAATAGTAAAAATTAAAAGAGATGAACCAAATTTAAGACTTTTGGATCAACTTGGAGGTTCATTTAGTGGTGGGGAAGCTGAGTATAAACCAGCCTTTAGTCTTAGAGATTCATTCGCATTTGCACCAAATAGTGAAACAGCACAAGATCCTTTTGGTTATAATGACTTTAAAGGAACTATTGTTGATGTCC